CGAGTTTCCTGGATTTAAGGTGGCGTCCACGACCAAGATGGGCTAAATAACCCTCCACCAACCCATCGCCGTTCCGCCTGTGTCCTGGATACCCCTAGGTTTTAACCCTGGACACATCGTATATGGAGCGATGGTGCTAAACACATCCTGTAATCAGGCGCTTTGTCAGCTGAAAGCGTTTTGCGATCTCTTTGAGCGAGCTAAGAAACAGGGCACATCGGCTGTGTGCTTTCCAAAATGATCATAGATCAAATCCCAGTGGAAAGCAAAGATCTGCCGGAGCCCAAAATAAGCCACTTCCTGGGGATCTCGGTTTCACCCCCCTGGATCTCGGCTCAAGCTCAAAGAGAAGACATAATGCACCCGGATTGGCTACCGAATTTCAAGTGCCGGTGCAAGACCGGGGCAATTATTTAGTGTTACCACTATTGCCCCGTGGACCCCCAGGTCGCTTTGAATGCTTGCGCTTTTTCTTCGCGTTGTCCCGTGGGGGTCGACCACATTTCTTCAGGTGATCCTTGTCACCAAGAAGTTTGAGAACCGGTGCTTTGTTAGGTATCCCAAATTCTTTTTCAAGGTCGTCTGGATCGTCTCCGAGAAGTGTGGGGGCATCCGCTTGTGCCTCAGTTTTTTTTTTTTGTTTTTTTTCGTTTTTTTCTTGTTTTTTCTTGAGTCCAGGTATCACGAGTTTGGCCACTCCCTGGACTGCTTCCATGGGTGTGGTGAAGATTTCTGAGAATTTCTTCACCTTCGCCAAAGCAGCGCGAAAGAACTGGTCGTCATCAAAGTCGGCCAGCTCCGGATCTGTCGCTGGCCAAGTGGCCAGACAGTGTGTGGGCGTGAAGTACCACACATTGAACGCGCGGTCGTCTAAGGTCGGGATGTCCTCAAGAGGAACCTCATCGACTGTGGCGACATGGAAGTCGACGGCTGCGCAATGATACAAGATGTCGCGCAACCGACTGATTGAATCACCCGACACGATCTTGTCCGCACCACTCCAATTTGAATTGAGTGCAGTCGTGATCGCAACGAGTGGTGAGCGGGCTCTGCCTGCGGACCCAGCTGGTATCTCACCGTCATCGGTGTTGATGGTCTTGTTGACGTGACATACCCAATGGCCATGTGGGTCTGTGCGCAGATCGATTCGGTATGAAAACTTTGAGAGAATTCGTACCTCACCGGTATATGCGTCTGTCACCAAGACTGTATCGCCAGCTTTTGAGCGGGTCGGACCGTGGCGTGTCGAAAAGTTAGGAAACTTGGTCAATAATTCGAGCACGTCTTGTCCACTGGGAGGGGTGTACCCATCGACCAGCCGCTCTAGGTCGAGTTGTTCTCTCAGCTTGGAAAGGTGCTTCTCAAAAGCGCCCCAAGCCAAGAGTGGGTCTAAAGACGAATAAGCGACCATGTTCATGAAATCTGAACGTTCGTTGGGCCACTGTTTCGCCTTATCGGGGACCCGAAGCGCCCACCAACCAATCTCACCACGTTGGAGTCCATCCAAGGATATCGGCTTAAGGCTCGATCCTTCTACGTTGACCAACTGGTTATGGGTGTCCACAATTGTCTGGCAAAGTGGACCCAAAACTGGTGTGTTACCATCGGTGAGGGTATAGGCGTACGCTTTCTCGACGAGGCGAGTCCACTTGACGTTCGGGCTTGCGTCAGGAGGAAGTGTGGAAAGGTGGAGTTTACCAAGGGCTCGCGGCACGTCTGCACAGGTGGTGGGGTCGCCGGCTCCAAGGTTGACGAATTGTCTACTCAAGAAGGCGACGTTGCCTTCACCACTGTAGCACTCAAGCACGAGGCTCTGGCCGAACAACTCGGAGACAAGGACCAAGTTCTCGGCATACTCCTCTGCGGTCGTGCCTGGGGGGGTTGCACAATTCCAGT